AGATGCCGATGGAATTGATTTCTGTTAAGGAATCGAAAGCTGGATCGTTTGTACAGGTAGTACCAGAGTACAAACGCCTAAAGAATCGTTATCAATTGATGTGGGATCAAAGAGATTGTGTTGAATACTTAAAGACAGCGGCTGTGTTAGCAGTCTATATCGACCAAAGTTTATCAACTAACACTTTCTATAACCCTGCATATTTTGAAGGCGGTAAAGTACCCGCAACACTTATCAGCAAGAACTTAATGCTTGCAAGTAAGTGGGGTATCAAAACTATCTATTATTCATTGATTAATAAGATGGGCGCTAAAATTGCAATGAATGCAGAGGATAACGTTATTCCTTTTGTTAGTAACAAAGGTGAAGATGTTATGTTCGATGATGACTGTGAGGCATGTAAACTATGATTAAACTAGACGCATACAACATTTCATTTATGTTAATGGACGCATGGCGAAAGTTCGCTATGCAGCATAGCGGCGCAGGGGAGAAGTTAGGTCAAGTACCTACATTCGTAGAAGTAAACGGTGAACTTAAAACAGTCATTGACGTTGATAGTTCTGGCGACAAAATCATTTTAAAAACAGAATGAATGATATTGATAAACGGTTAAGAGAGATTCTTCTCTCTTACGGTGTAACAACACCGGTGGAAATTGAAGAAGAAGCTAAACCCTACATTTTAACTGCTTTAACTAGTCCTGATATAGATAAAGTGTATGTTGATAGCGAAGGCGGCTTGTGTATAGAATATTTAGGTGAACAATGAGTAAAGAACAATATAATTTAACAAAACAAACAAACTATCTTTCACGTAAGATGTTCTTGGATCCAGAAGGTCCAGTTACAATCCAACGTTTTGAAGAAGTTAAATATCCCAAGCTACAGAAGTTTGAGGAAATGGCTCGTGGCTTCTTCTGGGTCCCAGAAGAAATTTCACTAACCAAAGACAAGATAGACCATAAGGAATCAAGCGATGCTATTAAGCATATCTTTACTAGTAATCTTCTTCGCCAGACTGCTTTGGACAGTATTCAAGGTCGTGCGCCAAGTCAAGTCTTCGGTCCCGTATGTTCGATTCCGGAACTGGAAGCTCTTACGCTTACTTGGGGTTTCTTTGAAACTAGCATTCATTCCAAAAGCTATAGCCATATTATTAGGAATGTCTACGGAGTACCTAAGGATGAATTCAATAAAATTCACGACACCCAAGAAATTGTCAACATGGCAGCTAACGTCGGTATCCATTATGAAGTCCTTCATCAACTTAATTGTAAGAAGGAGCTCGGCCAGGACGTGGACATTATGGAACATAAGAAAGCAATATGGATGGCTCTTCACGCCAGTTACGCACTTGAAGCACTCCGCTTTATGGTTTCGTTTGCTACAAGTTTGGCAATGGTGGAGAATAAGATTTACATAGGCAATGGGAACATTATCTCGTTGATTTTACAAGATGAGTTATTACATACAGAATGGACGGCATGGCTTATTAACAATGTCATCAAAGACGATAATGACTTTGTACAAATACAGGCTGCTACGCACCACGAAGTATATAGTTTGTACATGGACGTTATTAACGAAGAAAAATCGTGGGCTGAGTATCTCTTTAAAAAGGGAGTCGTCATTGGACTTAACAGTGAAATTCTCAAAGATTTCGTTGACTACACTGCTTTCCAAAAGCTCAAAGACATTGGAATCAAGTACACGGAAAACCATCCCAAATCTAGCCCGATACCATGGTTTAACAAGCATGTCAACATCAACAAGAAGCAAACGGCTTTACAAGAAAACGAATCAACAAACTACGTCATCGGTGTCATGTCAGACTCCGTAGACTATGAAGAACTACCACAACTATAAGGAAACAAAATGAAAGCAATCGTATGGTCAAAATACAACTGCCCCTACTGTGAGCAGGCAAAACAACTATTAGCACAACGCGGAATCTCTTACGAAGAACGTAAGATTGGTGATGGCTACGATAAAGAAGATTTACTAGAAGCAGTGCCAAATGCACGTTCAGTACCACAGATTTTCTTAGACGATGAACTCATTGGTGGGTTTAACGAACTAAGAGAACGTTTATTAACACAAGGAATTTAAATGACATTAGAAGTAGGGAAAGTATATACTTTCAAGTTTAACTCAGGCGAAGAAATGATTGCCAAAGTAGTAAGTGAAATGACCGGAAATTATATTTCAGTAGAAGAACCCTTATCTGTTGCACCGAATCAGCATGGTATGGGTCTAATACCTAGTCTTTTTACTAGCGATCCCAAGCTATCTGTGACGATAAATACTAATAGTATCGCAATGTATTGCGAATCCGAAGATAGTATCAAGATGAAGTATCTAGAGGCTACAACTGGAATCAAAGTTCCAGAGAAGAAAATCTTAGTAGGATAATATGGCAAAGTTAAGTCGTGTCGGGGATAAGAATCAAACAGGTGGCGCTATCATGCGCGGAGCCGGCACGGTCTTTGCCAATGGCGTTAAAGTGGGTTTACACGTAAGTCAGATAACCCCACACGCACCGTGGGGTAGACCACACCCACCGCATGATGCTGCTAAAACAACATCAGGATCACCTACAGTATTTGCTGAGGGTGTTCCTGTACTTAGAGTAGGATCGGGTAATAGTTGCGGTCATAGTATCGTAGAAGGTAGCCCGAACGTTAACGTACCATGAGTGCAGGTCAGTTAACCCCATTGAATATTAACGCTATGGGTGCGTTAATGTCGAATCAGGGATTTGTAATCAACCCAAAAGTTATTCCATTCATGGGCTCAAGCTCTAGTGTCTCAGCTTACACACCTGGTTCAACAGTTACCACTACTGTACTGAATAGAATTACAGAATGTTTCACGCTTGCTTATCAGTTAAAAGAAGCAGGCTCGATAACTCAAAGTGAATATAACAATCTTATTTCAATCGGATCAACAACGATCCCTGCACTAGCTAACACTAAACCATCGACATATACTAACGCATACTCAGGGGAAACAACTAAGTATGGGTTCCTTAGACTAATTGCCCTACAAGCACATAACGAAAGAAACGCTGGCAACGGAACTTGTTCTGATTTTGTTAGCACATTCCAACATGCTTGGGGATTTATTGAACTTCATAATGAAACAATCAAGGCATTGAGTGCATCATCAACGTTTCTAGATGGTGCGTTTAGTAACATGGATGACTTAGTATCAGGTGATATTACTGGTGTCAGTAAGAGTACCCTTTACTGGGGAACTGATTTAATCAAAACAGGCAAAGCGATTGACTTGAAATCAATCGATTCTTTCGGCAATCCAGTTAATCTACTTAGAACAATCAACAACAATAGAGCATCTTCTACAGCACTTAACTTGGCTTTACTCGCAGCAGGATTTACTAGTACTGATATCTCATCGTTTGATGAGGGTGCCCCTGCAACAATCGAACAGCAAAAAAGACTCTATGCAGCATTTTGTTTAATAGTCGGCAATGACTTAAATGAAATACTGGTTCCATTAAACTGCCAAACTGCTAATCTACAATCATTAGCTGACTTGCTAGACCCACAGAAGTTGTTCCCTACTAGCTATAATACTCTTACGTACCCTGAATATAACACTGTACCAAAAGCAACTAACAGTAAAACATATCACTTGATTTACAATAATGGTGAAGTCTTAATTAAGTCAGGTTTTTACTTCGGTGAACGTTTGATGAATGTATTACCGCAACAGCTTGCGTATGCATGTGGTGCATTTAGTAATGCAATGATGCAAATTAAGAACGTTCAAACAATGAACATTGAAAAGTTTAGTCAAGTAGTTACAAACTTAGAAGCAGTTTCACCGTTGAATGTCCCTACTACTTCTGTACCAGTCAATGGTACAATGGCATCTACTGCCCTTTCTACTATTGCAAAAGGCTCTGACAAAAACGGAATGTATTCTTTCTGTGACTTATTCGGGGCAATGACAGACTTACATTATAATTGGAGTGACTTACAAGCAAAGATACTTGCTCTTGCCTCACCACAATTAACTTCAATATATAATAACATTTACTCAGTATTAACTAGCAGTGATTACTCAACGTTACAAACTGAGATTGATAATGCCAACGCAGAACTAGCAAACATATATCAATCAAAAACAACTAAGGCTACTGAATTAAACACATTGTATAATGAGTTCGGTACGTTTTTGACAAAAGAACAAAATGCAAGAGCCGAAGCAATTAAAGATATTTCATCTTCTTCAACAGACGTAATTTCCTTCGTAAGAAGTTTAGGTCAGTTGGGGTTGAAAACAGAATCAAAGGGACCTGCTAGGGTTCTCGAAAGTATTGCAGATACAACTAACATAGGAGGTACAAGCATTATTGGATCGATGCGTGAGGCAAGAAACGCAGAGAAATTAGGTTTAACAGGTGCAGTTCAAGACAACGGAGTCAATGACGATGCACTAGTTTTAGCACCCAAGACAGGAACTATGTCTAGCTTAAATGTTCCAATCGTCACGGGCGCAGCAGTTGTTCCAGGCAGTTTAGCGGGAAGTCCTGAAACAACTCTTATTCCGCCAAATCTTAGTATTTTTAACACACCTTCAAATACAACGGCGGTATTGACACCAGAACAAGCGATTGCAGATGTTATCAAATGTAATTGTGATTGCTGGGATCAGTAAATGATTATCTAATCATTCAATCAAAGGAGTCAATTATGACATACATAAACATCTTTAAGATGTTTCTGTTGTTGCCTATAATTGTTTTGGGTTTGTGCTCAGTACAACCTAAACCGCAGCAGCAAGAAATCGAGCAACCTAAAGTGGTTGCTAAGGAAGTAGATAAGAAGCAACTTCAATGTCTAGCAGACAATATCTACTATGAAGCAGGTGGAGAACCTACAGAAGGCAAAGCAGCCGTAGCACGTGTAGTTCTTAACCGCATCAATCACGGGTTCGCCCCTACCCCATGCAAAGTAGTGTATCAAACTACTAACGTAAAACAAACTAACGAGTACGAAGAAACATTCTGGGTAAAAGTATGTCAGTTCTCATGGGTATGTGAGGGTAAGGGTAACCCAAATCGTAATACACATACTTACCAAAGTTCTTTACAAGTGGCTAAAGATGTGTTAATATATGACAAGTATAAAGAAGTAATACCCAAAACAGTATTGTTCTTCCATAATACAAGTTATACAAACAATTTCCCACACGAAGTTGTAGTACGTATCGGTAATCACATATTCTATAAAAAGAAACATGGTAAGAAGCATAGCAAAAAGTCCAGAGAGAGGTACGTTCAGTCTCAACGGTTACCAGGAGAGACTCAAAGTGAATCCTGATGACCAGGGTGCCAAAGAAATGGTTGACTTCCAACTAGATTGGAATAGAAAACGAGATGAACTGGAACAAACAGTTGAGTGGCAAACTGACAACTTGGAATATGACCTGCGTACAAGTTCAGTCTTAATTGAGAAAGTTAAGACTAGAGAAGAATATGCTCAGAACTTGTATGCAGCCATGTGCAACAATGAATTCATTAAGAACGAAACTTGGAACATCTTACAAGATAAGACTTGGAGTTGCTCATGGCGTAGTGCTGGTGGCATTGTTGCAAACATGCAAGAGAAGGGCGACTACATTGACTGGTACTGTTCGGGTATTAGAAATGACTGGTCAGACGAAGAATACTGTAATGCTACTAAAGAAGACCAAGAACGTTATCTTTGGATGAAGAATAGCTTTGTGGGTGAGGGTTATGTCACTGATGAAGTTAAACAGGATTTATTCAATTTAGGTTGGTTAGTTGCTACTGAGTGATATCTACGTATCAAAACCGTTAAAAAACAACGGTTTTCTAAAAACAGCACAAAAACGTCAAAAAAACTATGTTGTAGGCGCCTAGGACCTATTGTTTTTGTGCCAAAAAAAACTTTTAACGTTTTTTGAAAAGATAATTACTGTATGACATTAGATACCACGCAACAATTTGAGAAAATAAAAGACCATCTTATCCTAACTAACTCTAAGTTAGGGGAAATGTTAGTCTGGAAGAACGACAATATCATCAGCTATGCTATCCGACTGTTCGGGGAATACTGTGACGCTGAGGTAGAGATTATGAGATTATATCTTAACTCTGACAGCGTTTATGTGGATATAGGTACTAACATCGGATATCATGCTAGGGCTATCTCACAGCGTACAAATTGCTCAGTACTTGCGTTTGAACCCCATCCTAGTCACTTTACAGTAGCAGCAATCAATACCAAAGACTTACCCGTTCAAGTAATCAATGCGGCTGTGGGCGGAGAGAAATCGTCATTGAAAATCAGTGACTTTGACTTTACAACAGAGTCTAACTTTGGTACAGTAATGATTTCAGATACAGGTACTATTGATGTTCCTGTAATTACTATTGATAGTGTTGATTTACTTAATTGCAGTGTGATGAAAATTGACACTGAGGGTCAAGAATTAAACGTATTGAAGGGTGCAGAAGAAACTATCAATAAGTTCCGTCCCGTCATATTCTATGAAGCTAACGACCAAGAATGGATCGGAGCTCATGCACATTTACAGAGTAAGAATTATCGTCAGTATTGGGTTGGGGTAAGAACATTCCCAGTAGGTGATAACTTTAATCAATGCACTGATAATCCGTTCGAAGACTCTGGAGTCACTAACATCTTAGCAGTACCTGTAGAGAAGCCACAGCCTGACTTTTTAGCAGAAGTACGTGAAAATGAAACGTTTAACGAAATGGTTAAACGAATCTCTAAGATTAAATTGTTGTTCTAATCGTTTCCCAATTATAATCCCAATCTGTTAATTTCTCGTAAATTACATATTGGGTAGTATATTGAATAGTTACTGGGAACGGAACTATATTCATGTTTGAGTGAAATAATCGTTCAGATTGATTCTTATTAGTGACTTTATATCCTAAGCCATTTCTAGAGAATGCTTGAATAATGTTCTTGTTGTACTCATTAAACGATAAAGCTATTATTTTAAAGTTATTATCAATAGCCCATTTCTTTTCTTCGGGTAGTAAGTACTCGGTGCTGATTCTTTTAGTCCTATAGTCTTTATTGACCCAAGTTCTTGACCCTATAATCAACACTGAACTGTCAAACTTGCTAGGGTAACACCCGCTACATGCTATAATCTTTCCGTCATGTAGAGCAACGTTAAACATACCGTTATCATACATCTTTTCAACATACAGTTTGTATGGTAATGTATGTGTATCCGTCTCCCAATTATCACTGAACATATTAATACCTGCTGGATCGGTTGACATACTAGCATTACGCAGAAAGTCAAAGAACATTTCAGATGATACAGAATTAAACGGTTTTATGGTTATCATACAAGAAAAATATTTATCAACTAAGGCCGTTAAATTATAAATACCCATATGATACGCAATTATGACGCTTGTTACCTCCCTAAAATGCATGAGTTATTATTTTCTCATAAGAAAATAGTAGGTTCCGTGATGACCGAGGATCTAGTTCAGAAATCGGAACTAGACGAATTTGCGAAAAGATTCACACCCCACGTTAAGACATTCTTGTACTTTAAAGATGACGAGCTTATTGCCTTTATCTGTTCACGTAAGTTAAAAGAATTCCCAAGTTGGTATATATCAATGATGACTTCAAAGCCCCAAAGACGACTTGAATTGAAAGATTCTGGCTTGGGTGAGTTATTGACCGCTACTATAGAATATTGGGAACAAGAGGGACTAACTAGTTTCTTTATTGCACAAACAAAGACCCACTCATTCTCGTTAAATTATATGCTTAACGATAGTGTACCGGCACTACATAACTATCAAATTCCTGCTCATGTGGTAGAAGTAATACCTAAAGACACAAGAAGCCCAAACACAATGATAGATGAATTATTGAAACAAAATACATTTAACGAAGATATGGTAGTTAAATGGGTTCATAGAAAGACACAACCATGAGTAAGCTATTATATAGGTATTTCCTATTCTACCCTATACACATTTGCACAATCATTTGTTTGTTCTTTGTTGACTATACACTAGTAAATTTTCTAATATTCTTATTAGGATGGACGTTATTACACGGGTTAGGGGCAGAAGTTACTATTCATAGAGCACTAAGCCATCGTGCATTCAAAATAAAGAAACTGTTATTCATTCCATTGATTTGGTTAGCATCATTGTGTCTACAAGGTCCTGCACTGCACTGGGCTGCATTACACAGAAATCATCACAAGAACAGTGATACAGACAAAGACGACCATACTCCAGCAAAAGGATTATGGCATAGTTATCACGGATGGACTAGTAACTGGGACAAGTTAACAAGAAAGCATCTTAGACACGCTAAGGATTTACTCAGAATAAAAGAAATTAGATTTTTTGCTCAACATAATGTTTTGATAGTTTATGGTACATATCTAGTTTTCTTTTTAATAAGCCCCAACTTGTTATTCTGGTTATTAATGCTACCCGCAACTGTATCATTAATTCAAAACTATAACATTAATATGTTTTGTCACCTTGGTAATTTCGGCTACACTAATTTTAATACCAAAGATAACAGTAGAAACATTGTGTTCTTGGGCTTAACATCATGGGGCTTGGGTTGGCATAACAATCACCATCATAGACCGGGAGCTTGGGACATGGGCTCAGGGGTATCGGGTAAGTGGTATGAAATAGACCCTGCAGCTAAACTATTAATTCCCCTAGTAAAAGAATGAAACCATTTGAATTTTCACAGAAACCAGAACCGTTCTCTGTAACGTATAGTAGTCCCTCACGTGACTTTTCCAACATCCGTGACGAGTTAAACAATGATGCTATTGAGATTAGTAAAGATAATGGCCCTGTATACGTTGCGTACAGCGGAGGAATCGATAGTCAATTGATTGCTAGGTCATTCAAAGATATGAACTTAGACTGTGAGTATGTGTTCTTATATTGCCCGGGATACAATGAACTAGACTTAAAACAAGTTCAATATTCTGCTAGTGTTCTGGGTATTGATGTTAAAGTAATCACTGTTAACTTAGACGAAAAACGAGAAGAATGGGAACTTGAGGATCTCAATAATGATGTAACGTATATTAGTCAATATCCATTTAGATATATGTGTGAGTTATTACCCGAGAATTTCCCTATTATTAGTCAGGGTAAGAATGAACCCTGTGTAGTTGGCCCGTCAAGTGATAAAAGCTATATCTATCATAACAGATACGAAGCGATGGAACTTAGATTTAATTTAATGGGTACAAATAGAAAAGTAATTGACTTTCCTTATTCAAGTGAATCTATCGCAAGTTACTATACAGACAAGAACATGAAAACGTTTGTTAGAACCTTGAAGTATTACCATGATAACTCACTGCAAGTTTCCCCGGGACAGATGTTTAATACATACGCTAAACCCTTTGTCAAGGGACAGTATTACAAAGAGAACGAATTAGTGTGGTACACTAAGTTGACAGGGTATGAAGATTTCCCCAGTTGGATTAAGAAGCTAGATACTGTTAAAGAAGCTAGTGTAACAGTTCCATATTGGGAGCTTGTAGACTTCTTAGAGAATACACGCAACGAAAAGAAAACATTTAAAGACTTTAAAAAATGACATATAAATTTTATTTAAAAGATATCCCGGAACCATATACAGTTTGGTATTATCTACAACAAAATACTGAGTTAAATGAGTTGATGAAAACGGTTAAGCCTTCTGTTGATCCTAGCAAGTTATTAACTTTAAAGCATAACTTTAATATCCCAGAGATTATTTCTAGCGTTGACGAAATGACTGAGAAGTATGGGTTCAAGGGTTGGCTCACAGAGAATGGTAGAAACCCTAGCTACGGTGGTTTAAGTCTAGTATGCAACCCTGACTATATCGATGATATTGATATCAACGCACATACATTAGGTACTACTAAGAATAAGCCTACAGAGTTCTTCTATGCTAAGATTGGAAATTATGTAAGTCTAAGAAACACTTACTTTGATTCATATGCGTTTAGGCACCATAGCCCATGTGTTACTGAGACTAAGTTCCATGACTTTATTAAAGGGTTTAAGCGTAGTCATATTCGTAGTAGAATCGCTACAATTAACAGTGAGCACGTTACGAATCCAGACTTTAGTTGGCATCGTGATGAAACAGTGTTTGAGAATTTGCGTATTAATATTCCAATTCACACTAATGAAACATTTATGTTCCAAATTGAGAATAATAAACCAGAACATTTAAGTGTAGGGAATTGTTATTCATGGGACACTAATATTCCCCATAGAGTATTCCCTACTAATAGTGAAGTCTGTGCTAGAACACATATTGTTTTAGGATTCTCACCTTGGTTTGATTATGACCCCGTAGAAGATTCATATACATCAAATGAATTCTACGGTAAGATGCACCCCATCGATATGCTATTAGAGGGGCACATACATGAGGGAGTTAAGGGGCTTTGTACTTACTAAAGAAATCTAATGCTGTTTCCCAGGATGTAAACTGAGTAGTCCAGCTTAGTGATACTCTAGGTGCAGTTGCATTAGTGTCTTGAATTCTATGGGGGATTTGAGTATGTACAAGAACTGGGTTTTCCTTTAAGGTATACTCAGTTAATTTTTTCAGTGGACCTATCTCTTTCTTTGGAACAAACGCATTTGCTTTGTCACTCCAGAACATATCCTCTTTTGGAATATCAAAGAATTCAGTGACCCAAGTGTCGTTACAACCAGAGATAGGAATATTAAGACTAACCGTGCGAACCGCTGAATCGGGGTTAGGTAGATTATCTCTATGTATTACTTGATAGTCAAGTGGGGTTAACTGAAACAGTAGAGTGTGGGGAAATAAGAATGGATACTTCTCTAACAATTTGTCAAACTGTCTAAATTCTTCGTCTGGGTGATAGAATCTAATTGCTTTGTATCCACCAAAGTTATCTGCTCGTTGAATATTAAGTAATTTATCAACTTCTTGTTTAATGTCAGCCATTAAATCTGGCATGTCAAGTTTTAAAAACGGTATCGTGGGGTCAAGACTCATGTGTAATATTTTTCTAAGATATTGTAGTTTTACTAAGTATATATGCTGAGGAGAGAGTATGAGCAATAATTTTTTTAAGAAAATCGATATGAAGTTCGACCTATATACGTTTGAACAGCAACGTGGTCCTGAACATCATAACTATGACAATGGTAAAGTTAAACTAACATATTATAGTGGGCTAGATGGTGACTTGTGGTACAAAGCATATGACTTACCTATCTTTGGTATTCGCCCGGATACAGTATCGTTAGCAGATATCTCTGGTCAAGGGTTCTTAAATGCTCACAGAGACCACAACGTCACTGTATCCTTGAACTATTATTTCGAAGCAGCAGTTTGTTCCACTAAGTTCTACAATATTAAAGATGAGTTTAAGGATCAAAAATACAAAAGAAATATCTTTAAATTAGATGAAGTAGAGTATGTAGATGAATTTGTAGCTGAGTCTGGTGAGGCTTTTCTATTAAATGTAAATGAAATACATGCAGTTAACTTCCCTGAAGGTAGCAAAAGAAAAATGGTTGCAATGCAGTGGAGAAATAGAACTTTCCAAGAGATACTAGAAAGTTTAAAATGCTAATAGATGTAGATACCGTACAATGTGGGCAAGTAGACCCTGCATTAATACTTCAAGCACGTGAGTCATGCTTTAAAACTGACTGGGCACAAAAGCAGTATGAAAGACATGAACCGCCATTAAAAGACGGTAGACTGTGTGGAATACCCTACCCAATGATGCGAGACTATCAGCGTAATCCTACTCAGGATCAATTACTATTGTTAGATGACATTTATCCTATCGTAGATACAGTGTTACAATTGTTTCCTGATAGAAAGCCAGTAAGAGGTGAAGTAGTTAATCTAATGCCCGGTAGACGATTAGATTTGCATGTTGACATATACTGGGTTCATAAGCATTCTAAACGAGTGCATGTTCCAATATACACTAATGACGACTGTTTTCAGATATTTGAAAACCGTGAAGTACACTTAGAAACTGGAAACATTTATGAGATTAATAATCGAATATTGCATTCTGCTAGAAATAGTGGAACTGAACCTAGATTCCATCTGATATTAGACTTAATGCTGCAAGAAGATATTGACCGAGCAGCTAACACCCCTGGATTAGCTGGGACGATAGTACCTGATTAAGTATTGTCTCTTTTTACGTCTAATACTAAGTCAGCTAAACAATCTTTCTCTAAAGAAAATTTAGTAACTAAATTATTTTTAACCATTTTAAGCGAGTGACCGTGCTTTAAACAGTATTGATTTCTTTCTGACAGTAAAGGTCCAATACGATGTACAGTATCCATATACAATCGCCATACGTGTTCGGATTCTGCTGTAATTACTCTGGTCATTGTTAATTCATCTTCTGACACGGTAGAAACTACGTCCAAACTCAGTACTTCATGCGTAGTATTGAACATCTCATCGTAACCCTCATTGTCAGGAAGGCGCCACCAAAATTCTTGTGTTTTGTCTGGTCTAGTCATGGTTAATGTTACAATCATTGTCATATTTTGTTCCTAAAATTGATGAAATATTTATCAGTTAAAACCATTCTATAAATAATATACTATGGAAACTCGGTTGCTGACACTCAATGATATGGAACATGTTAGAACAATGTTCAGACTGAATCCAACCATTGAAAAGAAAGTCCTATCACCCGAAGAGATAGAAATCTATATAGAGCATTTGGCTAAGGGTATCAGAGAAGATAGAACATACGTTGTTATGTCCTTCGAATCAAATGAACCAAAGACAATGTACGTTACATATCTATATGAGAAAATCGGAGCCTGCTATATTGGATTAACTAAGATAGCCAAGCCGTCAGTAAACTTTATGACTTCTGCGAAACTAATGGCTCCTGCATTTGATTTTCACACTAATTTAATGGAAGAAAAGGGATATTTTAAAATATGGATGACTGCTTCTGAACGTAATCACAATATCAGAAATGCAATCATGCGAAAGTATAGCTCTAAGATTTCTCACTATGACTGGTATGACGAGATAGTTGTACCCCCGGGGGAAATGTCAGGAGTTCCGTATTTTGATTTTAATAGACTGTCTGTTACTACTGATTCTAGCATGTTAGTAAGATTGTTTATTCTTAAAGAGGAACACAGGTTAAAACTGTTTGAGAACAATGGACCAGCGTGAAATAATCAAAGATTCGTCTATTACTATGGTTCTGTTTCCTGAACTTCTTATGTACTCTATTGAGGTTTCTACTGAGTTCAATGACAATGTTATCCAACGTATAGCTGAACTATGTGCTCAGTTAGAGTCTAGGAAATACTTTAAATTTTATTTAAATTTAACCTCGAACCAAGTTAATATCGTAGAGTCTTTGTTTCTTAACGATAATACGTTGTCCCGTTACAATGGATACACTGAATCAATAGTTAAAAAGGGTGAGTTATCTAACATCCCACTCTATAACTTCAATAGTAAAGTAAATTTGGACAGTGACTCAGTTATTAAAGTCTATGTTTTAAATCAAGAGTCTAGGATTCAGTTGTTAAGAGATAGTTCAATTACTGACTACACTGGGTCAACAATTGATGATGTAGTCTCGACTTACGGAAGATAAAGGAAAGTTTATGGAAAAAAAAATTAATCGTACAAATGGGTACACCGAATACAAATATATAGTTGGGCTACTTAGCTTATTACTATATTTCTTCTATTTTGACGGGACTGTTATGTTTGCGGTTGGCTCATATATTATGTTCTGGTTCATGGTTCAGCTTGCAGTTGCAGGGTATCACAGATGGATTTCGCATGGGGTGATTCAACCTACACTATTAGGTAAGTGTCTAATGTGGTTCTGTATCGTAAGTGTGGGAAGTATTCGCCCGTCAACTTATGCAACGATTCATCGATTACACCATAAGTTTTATGATACTGAATATGATCCGCATCCAGTAACTGTAGGACTATGGGGCTTCTTAATGGGGAAACATCGTAATAACTCTTTCTCTACTGTTAATCAGAAGAACATGTTTAAAGTACGTGTATTAGATTTATACCGTAGAAAAGATATCCAATTCGTTGACAAGTATTACTGGCAATTATATCTATTAACTCTTACGTTGTTTGCTGTTATCAGTATTAAATTGGCTCTACTAAGCATTCCGTTCTTAGTATTGCGCTATCATATTCACAATGCGTTGTTAAACTATCTTCCACATAATGGCGGCACAACACATGAAACTGTTGATTTACCGTTAATCCCGGGCATTATCTTCTTCGGTGAGCATTTACATCTTACGCATCACTTGAACCCAGGACGCACTAATTACGGAGATGTGTCTAAAATCAACTTTGATTTCATGTACTATTTCCTACATCATTTAAAACTTATTAAGAATTAATAATGGAAGAATCTCAACTACGTGTAGAATTAGCTGCCGCATATAATCTGATACATCATTTTGGCTGGGATGATTTAATCTATACTCATTTAACGTGTAGAATACCCGGAACTAATCATATTCTTATTAATCAATATGGTATGATGTTTAATGAAGTTACCGCTAGTAACTTACTTAAAGTAGATTTGTCAGGGGAAGTTATCGGGGAAGGGTTCATCAACCCCGCTGGCTATGTATTGCACAGTGCAATTCATTCACATAGACCCGATGTTTGCTGCGTTCTTCACACACATACACCGTCGGGTATAGCAGTATCAGCAGACAAAGATGGCTTATGGCCTATTAGTCAAGCAGCTATGTTGATTGCTGAAAAAGTGTCATACCATGACTATTATGGTTTAGTAGTGAACCAAGAAGAAAAGGCTACGATACAATCAGATTTAGGTATGAATGATTATCTGATATTGCGCAATCATGGGTTGTTAACTGTAGGGAAAACAGTTGCTAATGCATTCATGAATATGTACGTTCTACAACAAGCGTGTGACGTTCAAGTTAATTGTATTCGTGACCGTGTTATAGAATTTAATCCAGATATTATCGCAGCGAACCGAGAAAGTATTCAGAAATTAGACAATATAGTAAGACTTCCTTGGGAAGCTCTTATGCGCATTGTAAAGAGAAACTATCCGAATTATAAAAATTGACGTTTTCTCTGAATTTCCCAGGGACTTCTAACGTGAGAGCGTATCTAATTTCGTCCGATGTGTTTGTTGCACTGTGAGGCACATCGACTCTTGCTAACGCAGGACCAGTATATACATGAGTATGAACATTAAACCCGAACAATGAGTGTTTAAGTTCCCCTTTATTCTCACCTAGTGGAACAAGAATAGCGGTATCTCTGTTCTTATCTATGTGCATCTTCATCACATATCTAGGCTTTAATTGGGTCACGTAGCTATTATCTATGTTAACGTTTGGGAAGTGTTGTAGAACTTCTTCAACAATGTTCGGGAATCGTTTAAGTTTTGCAGTAACAAACCCAGCATTTGTTTTATCCCTTACAAAGCCAATAGTACCATCTGGCATCCCATCTGCTGCAATCCACATTGACTGTCTACTATTTTTAATATCCATGATAAAGTTTTCTTCAATCAACGGGTCAAGTGGTTTCAAGTTGTGAGTAAATAGATTTTCGAACATCAAATATTTATAGTACAAACGGGTTGTTAATAAATATCACATGCACACCGTTAGATTTATTACTTCTTCTGAAATGAATTTGGTTCACGAGTTATTCTCGTTAGATTCACGTTTGATTGGGGAACCAATGAGTATGGAAGAACTAACTAATATGACTGATTCATGGAAAATAATGTTAGACGATAACAAGATGCGTATCGCTATGTTGTTTTCAGAAACAAATGAACCGTTGGGAATGTACACTAGTGTATTGTTTCCAGAGATTCGAGGGTGGTGGGTAGGTGCAACTAAAGTAAAGTACACTACAAATCACTTTGGAAAGTCTGCTAGACTGTTATTGCCCGCAGGGGAGTTTCTATTAGACGAATTAGAATCATTGGGTTACTATAAGTTTTGGATGGCAGCACCCGAGATGCATCACGATATTCGTAACATGGTGATGAAGAAATACAGTGAACGATTACATAGGTATGAATGGTTTGACGAGTACATTGTTCCTAAAGGGAATAGATGCCCAGAGATACCCATTTTTGATGTTAACCGAAGAACTTGCACTTGGTCAGACGTTCTTGTTAGAATGTTTGTCTTAAAGCAAGAATACAGAAAGCCGTTAGTTTTACAAGAACGAGAGAAGAAAGATGCTTAATTTTTATAACAATTTAGGAGAGAACTTTAGAAAAGTTTACCTACCACAACATATTATCATGTTGATTGGACTATACTTTTATAGTATGAGTGATGCGTCATTGTCATGGCTGTGGTTAATCTACCCCTCATGGATTCTATTCGGACACATTGGCTTTGGAATTATCATTCACAAATATTACTGCCATAATAGTTTTCAAACGTATACTTGGATTGCAAGACTAGGCGCATACTTTGGTATGCTATGCGGCACAGGTAGTCCAGTCATGCTGAAAGTCGTACACATTGGATATCATCACCCTAACAGTGATACTGAGAAAGATCCACATACCCCATTGCATGGCTTCTGGTGGAGTTACTTTTTGTGGTTAAATCACAAGTGGGACTTTAGAAAGATTTGGTTAGCTAAAGACATGCTCAGAGATCCTTGGGTTAGATTCTTCCATAGATACTACTATAAGATTTACTGGGGAACATTCTTAGTGTTGGCATTGATTGACTGGAAACTTGCACTATTCACAATCACTACAGCTACTGTGATTCAGTTTCATTTGAGTGGGCTAGGCAATACATTAGGTCACATTAAGCATTGGGGAAGCTATCAGAACTATACTGATGGGGATAACAGTCAGAATAGTCCTGTGTTCAACTGGATTACATTGGGTTTAGGCTTACACAACAATCATCACGGAAGACCCGGCTTCTACGATTATGCACACAAGCCCGGAGAATTTGATATTGCACGTTGGATCGTGCCGTTAATTAGTAAAAAGAAGGAAAAGAAATGAAAACAGTAGAAGATACAATCAAAGAATTAATCTCAACACAACTAGGTGTTCCACTTAGTGATGTTCAGTCTGACAAAAAATTCGTTGACGATTTGGGAGCAGATAGTTTAGACACAGTTGAACTAGTACTCACTATTGAAGATGAGTTCAACATTGAGGTTCAAGAGGATGATGCTGAAGGGTGTGACACCGTTCAGAAGATTATTGAGTTAGTTGAAAGACTAAAGAAGTAAGATTACAACAGACCGGATAAGGCTAGTGATTTAGGATCACTAGCCGTTTCCATTTGTAAGTTTACATTGAGCGTAGTTCTATGTTCTGGACCATAGTTGTATACGCTGTGATACTTTCCAGTATCAATGAAATACCAGTTGCCATCACTGGGTATTTGAAATTTCTCTCCAGCAATCTCATACCAAGCATTGTCGCCTCCAGAGATAGTTGCGTGTAGACGAATGCCATTATAGTATGGGAAGTCAACATGTGACCCTAGCCAACCACCTGCTCTTAGTTCTAAGATGCTTGCTTTAGTGATATGAGATTTAAACACACTAAAAACTTTTTCAAAGTACGGTGTCAACAACTCAGTGGGTTCAGTAAAGTCATCCTCTACTAATTCAGGCAATGTGTTCTTTAAGTGCAAGTCGTCACCGAAGACCTGACCAAGTGTCCTGTCTCTGCGAGTAAAGTGGTCGAACAGTGGGTTGTCACTATCTTTTCTTGCATGGAACCCTAGACCTCTGTACTTGCTAAAGCGTGTACCGTTAGCATTCTTTAAGATAGATAGAGTTGGATGTTCTTCGGTTGTTCTTGCAATCTCACTACGCATTTGTTCAATGTCAAATGAGTATGCTTCGGGCAAACGAAAAACGTTATAGTCAAGTTGTTCTAACTCAGTGTACCACTGAGTTAAAGGTTTGCTGTGTTTGATTGTATCAGTGCTATCGTGTAAATTAATAGACATTTTCGTACATCTTCACGTGCTCAAAGTATGGAGCAAGTTTAAAGTTCTGTGTAATTCTTCCTCTGCGATTACCAGTAGTGTCAGGATGTAAACCTGAACTAGGGCTCCAGTCAGTGATTTTTACCCAAGTACCTTTGAGCTTTTTGTTCTCATCGATAGGGAACAGGATAGTGTTTTCTTCGCTGAATCCGTTAACTCTGTTGTAAGATTTAGCACGAGCAGGGTCAACGCCATACTGCTCACAAATGTTGTTCACGATTTCATCCCAAGTCCAATTTTGTTCTTTGGTTAACGTGTATCGACCGATTTGACCAACGTTTCTAAAACGCAGAATGTGTCCACCGCCCATTTCGTTTGATAGTTCTAACAGACGCTTAGGTACAAAATCATTAGTTCCCTTTTGTAGAATCGCCCCGATGTTTACGTTCATGTTTGCATCATGGCATTCTTGCCAAGCCTGAAGTTTTCTTTCAGCACAACGAATGCCATCCATTTTCTCATAAATGTCGTTATCGTCAGCACCGTTGAGGCTCAAGTAAATGCTTCTCATGCCAGCATCAACTAACTCTCTAGCATAACCAGGACGAGCCAACATTAGACCATTCGTCATCATTGTGACACGATGACCTAGACTTTTAATCTTTGCAACGATTTCTGGCAAGTCACTTCGTACTGTAGGTTCACCGCCAAGCAAACGAATCTCAGTTTTCTTTGGAAGTTGTTCCAACACACCGTACAATCTGTTTACATCAAAGTCTGGAACTTCACGATTTGGCATGTAGCAGTTGGCGCACTCCATGTTACATCTATGTGTGATTTCAACGCCTAAGCTATAAAATTGGCTGTTCTTTGGTTCTATTTCGAAGTATGGATTAATGATTTGCATACAAATATTTATAAAATCAACGTGTATGTAATATATTTGTACTGGTTTTTAAAGGTTGACATTTAATACATACAGTGCTATACTGCGTTCATTGAAAGAACAGATTGTAGACGAATCATCTTTCGGGCAACAAAATTTATTTTGAGGCTTGACAATAAAGATAAATTCATATACAATACACACATGCACTGAGAAATCGTTGCATAACAAGATTAACCGAAATGATGTATGAAGGTTGACAGATAATCAAAAGTCTGTTACAATTCATTCATCAAATCAAAAACGAAAGAAAAACGCCGTAAAAAGCAGAATTTTTTAACCAGGACTAAATAAACTTACTATGAAAAACTTTAACTGTAATTCGCTGAAACATTCTAGCTTGTGGTCAACATTACCACAAGTACAGATGTCAGCCTTTGCGGGTCAAGGTACGCCAAGTATTCGTCCATCATATTCAAATGATGAGGGGATATCAGGGAGTTTCATAGAAGGATCAGGTTACACTTAAAGTAGCTTATCTAACAAGATTATGAAACCCCTGGGAACTAAAAGTCTCAGGGGTTTTTGCTTATGTAAATGGTAAAAGAAAAATAAAAAAAGTATTGACAATAAATGAAAGATGTGTTAGAATTGAAATGTGATAGAACTGAGTGGCTCAAGTCACACACTCTATCAAGTGAACAAAGAAACAAATTGATTGAAGATAAGGTACAACGTTATCTCAGTCAAAAAGAGTTTGACAAGAAAGTAAGGCTAGTCCTGAAACATCGTTAAACTCAAACGTGAATAGGCAACGAGAGCCGTAATACAGCGTTAAATGTATAGAATGGGCGGACAGTAGGATGAAATCTGTAGTGAGAATGCAGAGATTAAAATCACTGGGTAGGGTATCAACCCTATCATAGCGTGGATGTTGAAAGATACATCACGCTATTCTAAAGCACACTAATCCCGAGAGCAGTCCTAACAGACAGAGGGTACGGATCAAGTGTGTTTCAGAATAGCGACACTATCGTATCTAGGGTAAACAGATACCCGTACACATTGAATGTACGGTCCTAGCATAGTGTTAATATATTGTTGGGGTATAGCTTAGCCTGGCCTAAAGCACTGGTCTTTGAAATCAGTATCATCGGTTCGAATCCGATTACCCCTGCCAAGAATATGCCGTAGTAGTCCTCGGGGAAGGGCACCTGATTGTCTATCAGATTGAGGCGGGTTCGAGTCCCGTCTACGGCGCCAAAATTTATCTCCGCGAAATGTTACGGTAGCATCCCTGTCTTGGATACAGGAAGCGGCAGTTCGACTCTGCCCGCGGTGACCAAAATTATACTGGGTTCGTCTATCGGTTTAGGACGGTGGCCTTTCAAGTCGCAAAGACGGGTTCGATTCCCGTACTCAGTACCAATCATGCGTGGTTAGTTTAACGGTAAAATCAAACGTTGCCAACGTTTAGTCAAGGGTTCGACTCCCTTACCCCGCACCAAGTTATGCGTTGTGTTCTACACGGCTGTCTGTAAAACAGTTGCTTGAAAAGTGTAGTGGTAGCAATTAGGTTCGATTCCTTCATGACGCACCAAGTTTCAGGTGATGACCCAAGCGTAAACACCCGGGTGTGAGAAGCTAAGAGGCGTAAGTGTGCAGATGGTTTCGCACCACCGAGAATAATTTAATGGGGACAGCAGCGGGCTGCGGGGAATCCTTGCAAGATTCTTGACTAGAAGGGTTCGACTCCCTCGGTCTCCACCAAGATATGTCTCCCAAGTGTTACGGTAGCATTACGGATTCCAAATCCGCAGGCCGGGGTTCGACTCCCTGGGGGGACGCCA